TTCTCTTTTCCCTTGGATGCCACTCTCAAAAGAGGAAAAGATTCCCATTCCAGCTGACTGGTTGATTACTATGGTAGAACCAGTAATTAAACTAAAAGAAATGTATGTTGAGGACATTGTAAACTATGGAAAAAACAATAAAGATTCTTCTTCTAGTAAACAATCAAGTTCTGATAAGTAAGTTAGAAGAGGTAAGTTCTGATATTGGGGAACCTGACTGTAAGTTAATTAAACCCTTTGTTGTAACCAAAGACAAAACATTAGAACCCTTTCTGCTTGCATATACAAAACAAGATACATTTATGATAAGTTCGGATAAGATTCTGACACTTGCAGATCCAACTCCGACATTACTTGAAAAATATGAGGACTTGATTAAAGAATGAGATTTTACACTAATGTTCAGTTGATTGGAAATCAGTTTTTGGTTCGTGGCGTAGAAAATGGCAAAAGATTTGAAACAAGGGATGAATTTTTTCCAACCCTTTTTGTAAAGACTAAAAAAGATTCTAAGTATAGAACATTAAGTGGAGAATCAGTAGAACCCATCAATCCAGGTACAGTCAGGGACTGTCGTGAGTTTTATAAAAAGTATGATGATATTGATGGATTTGAGATCTATGGAAATGATCGCTATATCTATCAATACATTTCAGAAAAATATCCAGAAGATGAAATTAAGTTTGACATCAGTAAAATCAAACTTGTAACATTGGATATTGAGGTTGCTTCTGAGCAAGGATTCCCTGATGTAGAATCTTGTTCAGAAGAAATTCTTGCGATCACAATTCAGGATTATACAACTAAGAAGATCATCACTTGGGGAGTAAAACCTTTTAATAATAAACAAAGCAATGTGACTTATCACCATTGCCCAAGTGAGTATGAACTTCTCAACAGTTTCATTAATTACTGGATGGTTGATGTTCCTGATGTTGTGACAGGATGGAACATTCAATTATATGATATCCCTTATATTTGTAAGCGTCTGAATAGAGTTCTTGGTGAGAAACTAATGAAGCGATTCTCCAACTGGGGACTTGTAACTGATGGTGAAGTTTTTATTAATGGACGTAAGCATACGACTTTTGATATTGGTGGTTTGACTCAACTTGATTACTTGGATTTGTATAAGAAGTTTACTTATAAGGCGCAGGAGTCATATCGTCTTGACTATATTGCTGATGTAGAGCTAGGTCAAAAGAAACTTGATCACTCAGAGTTTGATACCTTTAAAGATTTTTATACTCAGGGATGGCAGAAGTTTATTGAGTACAACATCGTTGACGTGGAACTTGTTGATCGTTTAGAAGACAAGATGAAACTTATTGAGTTGGCACTTACCATGGCTTACGATGCTAAGGTAAATTATGTTGATGTATTTTATCAAGTTAGGATGTGGGATAACATTATCTATAATTATCTCAAAAAAAGAGATATTGTAATTCCGCCAAGGAATAAATCGCAGAAGAATGAAAAATATGCTGGCGCTTATGTAAAAGAACCTATTCCTGGAAAGTATGATTGGGTTGTCAGTTTTGACTTGAACTCCCTGTACCCACACCTGATTATGCAATATAATATCTCGCCAGAAACACTTGTTGACGAAAGACATCCAACAGTGTCTGTTGATAAAATTCTTAAAAAGGAAATAAATTTTGAACTTTATAAGGATTATGCAGTCTGTGCAAATGGTGCAATGTTTCGTAAAGATGTTCGCGGATTCTTGCCAGAACTCATGGAAAAAATGTATCAGGATCGTGTCATCTTTAAAAAGAAGATGATTGCGGCAAAGAAAGAATATGAAAAGACAAAAAATAAGGAACTGGTCAAAGAGATTGCCCGCTGCAATAACATTCAGATGGCAAAAAAGATTTCTCTGAACTCTGCTTATGGTGCCATTGGAAATCAATATTTTCGTTACTATAAATTGGAAAATGCTGAGGCAATCACTTTGTCTGGTCAAGTATCAATCCGTTGGATTGAGAATAAGATGAATGCCTATCTAAACAAGATTCTCAAAACTGGTGGAGTTGATTATGTTATTGCTTCGGATACTGATTCTATTTACCTTAGTATGGGTCATTTGGTTGAGAGTGTATACCAAGGAAGAGAGAAAACTACTGAAAGCGTTGTTTCGTTCCTTGATAAGATCTGTGCTATGGAACTTGAAAAATATATTGAAAGTTCTTACCAAGAACTGGCGGAATACGTGAATGCGTATGACCAAAAGATGCAGATGAAACGGGAAAACATTGCTGACCGTGGAATCTGGACTGCCAAAAAACGTTATATTCTTAATGTATGGGATAGTGAGGGTGTTCGTTATGAAGAACCTAAACTAAAAATGATGGGAATTGAGGCAGTTAAATCATCCACTCCTGCCCCATGTAGGAAAATGATTAAAGATGCTCTTAAAATGATGATGAGTGGAACAGAGGATGATGTCATTGAATTTATTGATAATTGTCGTTCAGAATTTAAAAAACTCCAAACAGAACAGATAGCATTCCCTAGGTCAGTTTCTGATGTTGAGAAGTACAAAGATTCAAACTCTATCTATGCAAAGGGAACTCCAATTCATGTTCGTGGAGCACTTCTTTTCAATTACTACATCAAAGATAAAAAACTCACAAACAAATATTCACTGATTCAAAATGGTGAAAAGATTAAATTTGTTTATTTAAAAAAACCAAATAGTATTCGTGAGAATATTATTTCATTCATTCAAGAATTTCCCAAAGAACTAAATCTTGACAAATACATAGATTATGATTTACAATTTGAGAAAGCATTTCTAGAACCACTCAAAATTATTCTTGATTCTATTGGGTGGAAAGTAGAAAAAACAGTAAACCTTGATTCATTTTTTAGTTAATGGACTTTCTTAAAGATATTGTAAAAGAAATCGGTGATGACTTTACTAAGTTAGCATCTGATATTGATGAGACTGAAACTTATGTTGACACGGGTTCATATATTTTTAATGCACTGGTTTCAGGTAGTATTTTTGGTGGTGTATCTGGGAATAAGATTACTGCTATTGCTGGAGAGTCTTCTACTGGAAAGACTTTCTTCTCTCTCGCTGTGGTTAAGAATTTCCTTGATATTCACCCCGATGGTTATTGTCTCTACTTTGATACTGAGGCTGCTATTACTAAGTCACTTGTAGAATCCCGTGGAATTGATACTTCTCGTCTGGTTGTTGTCAATGTTGTTACTATCGAAGAGTTTCGCACAAAAGCACTTAAAGCAGTAGATCTCTATCTAAAAAAACCAGTAGAAGAACGCAAACCCTGTATGTTTGTGCTAGACTCTCTTGGTATGCTTTCAACAGAAAAGGAAATTACTGATGCACTGAACGACAAGCAAGTTCGTGACATGACCAAATCTCAACTGGTCAAAGGTGCCTTCCGAATGCTCACACTCAAACTAGGTCAAGCAAATGTCCCGCTCATTGTCACAAATCATACATACGATGTCATCGGAGCTTATGTACCAACAAAGGAAATGGGCGGAGGTTCTGGACTCAAATACGCAGCATCTACAATCATTTATCTCAGCAAAAAGAAAGAAAAGGATGGAACGGAAGTGGTTGGAAATATTATCAAGGCTAAGACTCACAAATCGCGTTTGAGTAAGGAGAACAAAGATGTTGAAGTCCGTTTGTATTATGATGAGCGCGGTCTTGATCGTTACTATGGTCTTCTGGAACTTGGTGAGATTGGTGGACTGTGGAAGAATGTAGCAGGGCGTTATGAGATTGATGGAAAGAAGATCTATGCTAAACAGATTCTAAAAGAACCTGAAGTATATTTCACCGAAGAAGTAATGCAACAACTGGACGAAATCGCACGTAAGGAATTTAGTTATGGAGAAAGTTGAGTTTCTAATTCTTAGAAGCCTATTATATAATGAAGATTATATTCGAAAAGTAATACCTTTTTTAAAATCGGAATATTTTGAAGATTACAACCAAAAGATTGTATTTGAAGAAATACTTTCTTTTGTTAGTCAATATAATAAACCATCAACAAAAGAAGTTCTTTGCATTGAGATTGAAAAGAGAACTGATATCAATGACACATCCTTTAAAGAAATCATTCATTTAGTTTCTTCATTGGATGATGTTCCAACTGAGTTCAACTGGTTACTTGATACTACTGAAAAGTGGTGTCGTGATCGTGCCATTTACTTAGCACTTATAGAGTCAATTCATATTGCTGATGGCAAGGATGAAAAGAAAAGTCGTGATAGCATTCCTTCTATTCTTTCTGACGCTCTTGCTGTAAGTTTTGATAATCATATTGGACACGACTATCTACAAGATTATGAACAACGATACGAGTCTTATCATAAAAAGGAGGATAAAATTGAATTTGATCTTGAATACTTTAACAAAATCACGAAAGGTGGTCTCCCTAACAAAACTCTTAACATCGCTCTTGCTGGTACAGGTGTCGGGAAATCTTTATTCATGTGCCATGTTGCTAGCTCCGTCTTGCTGCAAGGACGGAACGTTTTGTACATTACGTTGGAAATGGCAGAAGAACGCATTGCTGAAAGAATTGACGCAAACCTTCTGAATGTTCCTATTCAGGACATTGTAGATCTTCCAAAACAAATATTTGATAATAAGGTCACGAATCTTGCAAAGAAAACACAAGGAACTCTAATTATCAAAGAGTATCCAACCGCTTCTGCACACGCTGGTCATTTTAAATCACTCTTGAATGAACTTGCATTAAAGAAGTCATTTAGACCTGATATCATTTTTATTGATTATCTGAATATCTGTGCATCTTCGAGGTATAAGGGAAACAGTAATATTAATTCTTATACTTTTGTGAAAGCAATTGCAGAAGAACTTCGTGGTCTTGCTGTTGAATTTAATCTTCCAATTGTAAGTGCTACTCAAACTACTCGTAGTGGTTATGGTAGTTCTGACGTTGAATTAACTGATACATCAGAATCCTTTGGCCTTCCTGCTACTGCTGATTTGATGTTCGCTCTTATATCGACAGAAGAACTTGAAGGTCTCGGTCAGATTCTTGTGAAGCAATTGAAGAATCGTTATAATGATCCAACAATTCATAAACGTTTTGTTGTCGGTATTGATCGTGCAAAGATGCGTCTTTATGACTGCGAACAATCCGCTCAAAACGACATACTTGACTCAGGAAAAGAGGAAGAGTATAATTATGAAGAAAGAAAACCTAAAAAATCATTTGAGGGATTTAAGTTTTGAAATATAAGTCAGAAGATTACTTCTCTGTAATAAATATAAGAACTGGAAGAAAAATCTGCGATTGTTCTGATGAACTTGATGCTTTAATGATGGTTTCTTTTGATTCAACAAATAGGACTATTACTAGAAATCAATTTTTGATGGGGCAAGTTGTTGACATAGAAATACCAAAGTCATTGCCAACAAATGAAATAGTAGTTGCTAAAAAAGAACCAGCAAAGCAACTGAATGAATTTAAAAATAAGTTAAAACAAAGCGAATTGGAACCTTTAAATCTATGACTAAAATTATCGACACTAATAAGTATATTGAATTTGTCCGTCAAACTACAAGTCCTGCAAGTAGTGATTTTGCACAACTTCTTGCTCGTATGACCGAACTTGAAGTAAATGCTGATGCTGATGTCCCTCGCCTTTTGACTGCTGCTCTTGGTTTGTCCGCAGAAGCAGGTGAATTTACCGAAGTAGTTAAAAAGATTATACTGCAAGGTAAGCCATATGATCAGCAAAATGAATTTCACTTGAAGCGAGAACTTGGTGATATTTGTTGGTATATTGCTCAGGCATGTATGGCACTTGATACTTCTTTTGATGAAGTTCTACAAATGAACTATGAAAAACTAAGTGCTCGTTATCCTGAGGGTGCTTTTGATGTTTATCGTTCTGAAAATCGTAAGGAGGGAGACCTATGAAAACACTAACATCTTTTATTGCCCCAGAAAAAGCAAAGTTTATGTTCCAAAACACATCACAAGGACCTGTAATGTGGGTTGTGTCTGATGAAGGCAACCAGAAACTTTTTAGATTTCGTGGAAAAACAATCCGCGATAAAGGTAAAAACTTTTCGCACATGAAATATTATCTGGAGGCATTATGACGAAAGAAAAGAAAGTGACGATTAAAATGGATGTGTGGACTGCTGCTGCGGTTCGTCAAGTTTTATTTGAGGCACAGCGCGGATATAGTTATGAGTATGTCCCAGAGCGTGTTGTAGAAATCCGCTCAGTCATTCAAAGTATTGATACTGAACTT